TCAGCACCGGCTCCCTCGGCTCCATCGCTGGCGCTCAGGTCTACCAGTTCTCGAACCTCGCCACCAACAGCGAGTCCCTCGCGGGCTTCATCTGCGGCGCTGACGCCATCGCCGTCGCCACCGCCCTTCCGTTCAACGAAATCCCGGGTGCTGAAGTGTCCCAGGCCACCGACCCGAACACGGGTCTCTCGGTCCAGGTCATGATCATCCAGGAGCAGTCGGGCTACCTCAACGTCACCGCCACGCTCCTCTTCGGTTGCGCTGTCGGTCGCGCCACGAGCCTCCGCCGCCTGACGACCGCCTAAACGGTCGCGGTCGCTAGACCGCTTGACGAGACCCCCTTGGGCAACCTTGGGGGTCTTTTGTTTTTGTACCAAATCGGGCAAAGGTGATGAGCCTCTATTCCGAGTTCTTGGACGACGCCAAGGAGATGATTGCCGACTTCGGCGTGGCTGGTTCGGCCAACTCGGGGAGCATCACCTTCCTCTGCCTCATCTCCGATCCGGCCGTCCAGACCGTCCTTGAAGCAGGGGGGTATTGCGAGCGTACCCAGTACACGGTAAGGGTGCCCGCTGTAAACGCCTCCTGGAGCCTCCCAGATGGGTCTAATGGGGCATCTGCGGCCCTGCTCTCGGGCGGTGCCCCAATCGCCTCCCTAGGCCAAGGGAAGAAAATCGTGGCCGGCGGGAAGACCGTCCGCATCACGACCCAGACCTACAAGCCCGGCTCGGCTTGGATCACGCTCGTCGTCATCGACGACAACCAGTAGTGGTCAAGGTCGCCCTAACGCCGGCTAGTAAGGCCGCCTTCGTTGACGCCATCAACAAGTTCGCGGCGGCCAACAAGATGACCATCCGAGACGCTACGCTCCAGCAAGCCGCCTTGGCTTGTCAGGATGCCGCCAAGTTCACGCCCCCTCTGGCTAGGAACGGTGGCAACGGCCTATCCAAGGATGCCAAGAAGGCCGGGGAGCGGGCCGTCGAGCGAGACGTCAACAAGGTCTTTGCACCGCTTACAGGCGGGACCGCCGACATCCAAGCCACCCGCGTCATCAAGCGCCTTGGTTCCTTGGCCCTGAACAATAACTCCGGCCTGTTCTGGAAAGTGGCCTCAAGCCAAGCAAGCGTCCTTTCCGCCAAGCAGTTCATCGCCCGGATGCTTTCGCCCGAATACAAGGGCTTCGGTACAGAAGCAGGTTTCAGGAAAGCCAAGAACTACTTCGCCCGCGTAGGCTCTCGGGTCGCTGCCCAGGACTTCAGCTCATCTGGTGGCTACATCGAAAACGTCAACGGCATGGACTTGGTCTACCGCCCAATCTATACCAGAAACCTTGGGCGCCTCTGGAAGAACGGCCGCAACGTCAGCGGGATAACTTCCTTTACCAAGCGTATCGTGGAACGAAAAGGCGACATGGCCCAATATATCGAGCAGCGCCAAGAACACGTCGGCGCCATCAAGTCGGGTTGGGCTAAGTCCTTGATGTCCCTCCCAAAGCCTAAAATCAAAGGGGTTGAAGCAAACTTCGGCGCCGATTTGCTCAAGGCCGTATGGATCACAAAGCATAGCAGCGTTGCCGGGAACAGCACCTCAAGCTTCTCTGACAAGCTAGCCGACGTCACCATCCGCAACCTGATGGGCAATATCTACGGCATCGCCGACCAAGCCGACACGCTAGGCCTCGTCTACGGCAATCGCGTCAAGCAGATGCCTGCCAATGTCCGCAAACTTATCCAAGCCGACATCGACAAGTTTAATAACAAATAACCATGGGCACCAAATCCATCCGCCACATCGTCGAGGCCACCCTTGCGGGCTACCTCTCGACCCAGACCGGGCTGACCTCGGTCGCCTTCCTCACCGGGGACAGCGCCGTCACCCAGACCCTACCGAAGGCCGTGGTCCTCTGCGACTCCGCCCGTCCGCCGGCTAGCCTCCAAGAGGGCGAGGGGAACTACGATTGCTCGGTCCGCATCACCCTGTTCTCCAACGCCGACGATACGACCCTCGCCGATCACCGTGCCCGCTGCGCAGCCTTGGTTGGAAATATGCGTGACCTAAACAGCATTAAGGCCGCCTTCGTCTCGGGCGGTGACGCGGCCTGCTATGACGTCAGCATCCTCTCGGAAGACGAGGGCATCGACGAACGCTCCTGGGCGACTTCGTTCTCGTTCAGCGTCTGGACGGTCCTGACCTCGTAAGGTTTCCAACCCCCGCAAAAGTAACATGGCCGCCGTCAATACTGGAACCACCTGCCTCTTTGGTATTTCTCCCGATCAGGTAGACCATATGTTTGTTCAGTCGTACTCGGTTAGTGCGACTTTCAACCTTTCTGCAACCGTAGTTGATGAAAACGGCGTGACGACAACTGCTCGCTATGACGACAGGAAGACCGAGTTGACTGTCGAAGGCATCTGCAAGACCTCTGGTATGCCTGAAATGGGCGACCCAATTGAGTTTACGGTCAATGCCGATACCGCTTATCCGGGCGGAACCAAATCTACGAGCTATGTCGGGACCATCACTGCAGTCTCCCAGAAGGGGTCCAATAAGGACTTCACATCGGTTACTGTTACTGCGGTATGCTTTGAAGGCGTTGACCCTGTTGGTGCTTAATTGACCCAGACCCCGCAAGGGGCATAGTCCAGGCGTGACCCCTGCTTTCCTAAACGCCTACATCGACCCGGCTCCCTTCAAGTTGCTGGGTCGTTCGCTTTATCCGTGGTGCCTAAAGTACCGCGTTAGGCTTATGGCCTTCAACTCGCCCCTGATCATGGGCAACCGAGACGTAAGCCCGTCCGACCTAATCTTTGCCTGTAAGGTATGTGCCGAGGAGCCCTTGGGCGACTTAGGCCTGTTCGATAGGTACCGCATCGCCTATCTCAACAACCATCCCAAGAAGTTTGAGCAGATGCTCAAGGCCTTTGCCGGCTATATCCTCATCGCCGACTGGCCCAAGTTTTGGGAGCAAGACGGCAAGAAGGGAGGAAACGGCAACGGCGTCCCATGGCCCTTGGCGGTGGTCGCCAATCTGATCGCGTCAGGCATCGACGAGAAACGAGCTTGGGAGATGCCCGAGTGCCAAGCCATCTGGCTGAACGCAGCCCTGGCCATCCGCAAGGGCGCTGAGGTCAAGATAATGACCCCAGAGGAAGAGGCCTTCATGGAGTCTGAGCGACAGGCCACCGCTTCCAATCCTGCAAAGGTGAATACCGACTGACATGGCCCAATCCCTAGAAGTTAACATCAAGACGACCTCGGACGTCCCGCAGGCCACCGAAAAGGCCAAGGCCGCCGTTAGCGGTTTTGATAAACAAATCGGCGATATCAGCAAAAAGTTCAGCACGTCATTCAAGGACATCTTCCTTTCTTTCCTTGGTCCTATGGCCCTATTGACTACGGCCATCGCCTTCATCGGCAAGTTGATCGCAGACAACCAAAAGAAGCATGAAGAAGCCAATCAGGCAGCCATTGACGGAACCAATGAACTGATGTCCGCCGAAGATAGGTATTGGGCACGCAAACAAGATAGCGAAAAGAAAGATAAGGAAAAAGCGGAACAGGCAGCTACCACTCGCGTAGACATTACTGAGTCATTCCTGGCAAATGACCCAAGAGGAAGAAAGATACTGATGGAAAACACTCCACAAGGCGTGAATACCAATGGGAGCGACTTCATGCGTGATAGGTTTATCCGCGAACAACTTTCAAAGAGAAAGGACATTCAGGACCAAGTGCAGGCCATCATCGCAGAGGAAGCGAAAAAGAACCCCGCAGAACCGATTGGTGCGACTTCATTCAAAAGCCCAGAAGGCTTTGCTAACGTAGTCGGCGTAGGCGCAAACCCTGTCATGGAAGCGATGACCCTGCAACTTGAAGAGTCCCGCAAGCAGACCGCTTTGCTTGAGACCATCAGCCAAGGCGCCAATGGAGGCGGAGTCCCGACCGACTTCACCAAAGGTCAAACCACCAACACTCCCGCGCTAAGCGGACGCTAAACTTTACCATGGCAATCGTCGCAACAGGCAACAGCCTAGTCACTCCAATCCTCCAGCCCGGCTGGACGGTCACTTCCGACGGCTTCGGCCTCAATACGTCCACCTCGGTCTTCAAAGGCGACACGACTACGGACGTCGACGCGTTCCTGGTCAAGGGAACCGCTCACCCAGACCCTGCCTACGCCTATCTCAAGCTCGACAAGTGGCGCATCAGCTGGGACGCCCTCAACGTCTGCACGATCACGGTGGACTACGTCGGCATCGACCCTGCCATCAACGACGGCCTGCGGACGAACCCGAACACCTCAGGCGCCAACGGCCTGACCAGCGAACCGCTGACCTCGCACCCTAACTTCTTCGACAACGACTCCGACTTTGGTCCGACCGCCATCGCCGGCACGGTCTTCACGCAAGACCCCATCGGTCCGCTGGTGGATACGAAGACGGCCCCGGTAAAGAAGCAACAGTCCTTCGTAGGCAACAACGGCGCTTGCTTCGAGTCCGAGGACGGTGGTCGCTTCATCGGCTTTGTCGACCCGGGCTATCCGATGATCTACGGCAAGACCAACTACCTTGCCACGACCACGACTTACTCTGGTTTCATCTATGTATCCAATGAAGCCGACGTCCTGTCCATTCTAGGCTACCTCAATACTGCCACCTCAACGGGCTCCTGGGACACCTTCGACCTATTGCCAGACTGGGCTCCTGTCGGCACCGTTACCGGCACAGGCCATAAGAACCTTCTTTCGCAAGTGAACGTCGAGCAGTACGGAGCCTTGTACAAGGTCAGTTACGAAATCCGCTACTCCAAGACGGGCTGGTTCAACCAAGTCTACAAGAACATCTGATGAGCATCCAGCCAGGCGTCGGCTATTCCTTCACAAGTTCCGGCAGCGGGACGACCTTGGACATCAACCAGACTTGGTCGTCCTCGGATTTCAGCGATAGCGGTTCATCCGTCACCGACCTGCTGGCCGACTCGGACTTCATCAACCAGTTCC